AATAGCAGAGGACGATATTTATGAGTGCATGTTAAGTTTAAATAACGAAAAACAAAAAATAACTATTAACAAAATTGCTAATGCTTTAGGTTGTTCAAATAGAACAATACATAGAAATATGGGCAATCAGCTTAAACTTGAAAAAGAATTATTAAATAAAGAATTATGAGAAAATATAATATTCAAAATTATATTAAATATAAAAACGACGTAGAAGCACAGTTAAATCGGGTTAACAAACCGGTTGATGGTGACTATACAAAATTGACTGACGAAGAAATTAAAATTAATTTTCTACCATTGGTTGTTACTTTAGCTCACAAGCAATCTACATCTGATCAAGCTTCAGGCGTGTTAAGTATTCTTGATTTATTTCAAGAAGGTAATGTTGGCTTATGTTCTGCTGTATCAAAAATTGATAGAGATCTTTTAATTAAGTCTGACGATCAAGAAAAAACAATTAAGTCATTTCTATCGAAAAGAATAAAGGGCGCAATACGAAGAGCTGTAGATATTAACAGAGGCGACGTACGCATTCCTGAACACAAACTAAATGAAATTAGGCGCAACCCAAATGATGAAAAAATGGTTGCAATGTTTTTTAATAGTGTATTTTCCAGTATTGATGACAAACCTAATGAGGATGATAACATGGCTTATCAAGTTATAGATAAGTCTGAACCATATAATATAGCTTTACTTAATACATATTTGTTGTCGTTAATGCGAACACATTTAACACCAATTCAATACGATGTATTAAGAATGAGTTACGGACTAGATTGCGATAAACATTCCGCGAATAATATTGCAACTAAACTAGGAATCAATGTTGCGACTGCTCACGTGCGTATTTCACAGATAAAACGGGATGCTATACATATCCTGATACAAAACGTAGATAGCTCGCAAGTGCTTGATTACCTATAAGTTACGGTGCAACACACCGCTTAAGTTTAATTTTAAATATGTAATTATATTAGTATGACCATAAACCAAAAACTTGCAACCCTGCAAACAAAATTTAAATCGAAGAAGAGTAGATTTAATTCATTCGGCAAATATTACTTCAGGTCGGCCGAAGACATTCTCGAAAGCATAAAACCCTTCCTCTTAGAGTTAGGAGTCGCAGTCACAATTAATGAAGAACTAATTGAAACTAATCCTATGCCTATAATTCAAACAACTGCAAAGTTGATGGATGACAAAGGTATGGAAACGTCGGCTGTTGCGATAGTTGGTGTGGATCTCAACCAAAAAGGTATGCAGACTCCACAGCAATTTGGTAGTGCTTCGAGTTACGCAAAAAAATATGCGTTAGGTAATTTATTATTAATCGACGATACTCAAGACAGTGATGCAATAAATGATCACGGCAAAAAGAAAAGTCCAGCTTTACAACCTAAATCAAAACAACCTTTAGGCGATGTACAAAAAGCAATAGACTATATTAAAGCCGGTGGAAAGATTGCTGCAATCAAAGCTAAGTATCAATTAACTTCAGAACAAGAACAGAAGTTAACAACACTTTAATATGAACAAAAAAGCGATTATTGAAAAGCTTAGGGAAGATGAACATTATTACGGCGATTTTGGAAAACAATTTAGAAGTAATAGTGACATAGGGACTTTGCTTAATAATCCTTTAGCACTTGGACAACAATCCAAACCAAGTCCAGCATTTTTAGTAGGTGGATATTTCCATACTGCGATACTCGAACCTGACAAGTTAAAAAAATATAAGGTTATCGAAAGCAGTACAAGAAATACAAAAGCTTATAAAGAAATGTCTGGCGGTGAACTTTGCTTGTTACAAAAAGAAGTTGACCAAATAGAGTTAATGACTCAAAAGATAATGGAGAATGATGTATGCAGAGGATTGATTAAGGGCATTGATGTTGAGTACGAGAAGCCTGGGATAGCAGAACTTGAAGGAGTTATGTGGAAGGGTAAAGCTGATATTGTAAACCATGACGAAAAGCTTATAATAGATTTGAAAACAACCAAAGATATTAATTCTTTCAAGTGGTCTGCTAACCGTTTTAATTACGACAGCCAGGCTTATATATATAGTACTATATTTGGGTATGAATTTTGTTTTGTAGTAATTGACAAAGAAACTCATCAAATAGCAGTTATGGATTGTTCACCTCAATTTTATGAATCAGGTAAGGACAAGGTTAAAAGAGCTGTAGAAGCTTACGATTTATTCTACAAAACCGATGGATTTGATCCATCACAATTTTTTATTAATTTAACACTTTAATTTAATTATGGCAAGAAAAAGAAAAGTTACAACAAAAGAATGTGCAATGACAGGAATGACATTTCCTACAACAGAGTTTTATGCAAACAAAAATGCATCAGACGGTTTACATTTGTACAGTAAGAAAGCTGACAACTTTAGACGTAGATTACAAGCTATGGGAGCTACAGTAGGAACTACTGAGCTAAGAACTATGTTCAATAATTTATTTCAAACAACAGTATAATATGGCGAGTATAATAGCAACAAGTATTGACTTAACTAAAATACCGAAAGATAAAATTATCAACGGTAAGAAAGGTAAGTACTTACCAATTACAATTACTATCAACGATGAAGTTGATCAGTTTGGTAATCAAGGTCCTGTGATTGTTCAACAGTCAAAAGACGAAAGAGATGCTAAAACTGAGAAAGTTTATCTTGGTAATGTAAAAGTAGTTTGGACGAACGGCGATAACGTTGAAACAGCACCTAGAGATAATGCTCCAGCTGCTATGCCACAACAAGTTCAACAACCAGTTGATGATTTACCATTTTAATTAAAAATCGATGCAAGTAAACAATACGGAGATTAACGGATTTTTAATCGACCAGTTTAACCATCACGATTTAAAGGTTGGTGCAACGCAGGGGATTTGTCCCCTGTGTTCACATAACCGTAAACCTGAAAATAAAAAAGCAAAGTGTGCTAGTTATGATTGGGATCGTGGTTTGGGTACTTGCCACAACTGTGACTCAACATTTCAATTACATACTTATCAACGCAAAGGCGGCAGCGATAAAGTATATACTAAACCAGAGTTTACTACTAAAACACATAAACCAGTAAGCGCTAGCGATAAAGTAATTGAATGGTTTAAGGAACGAGGTATATCACAGAGTACATTAGAAGATTGCAATGTATCAGTGGGCCCAGAATTCATGCCACAAACTGGCAAGGTTGAAAATACAATTAAGTTCAACTATATGATAGGCGATGAGCTTATCAATATTAAATACAGAGACGGACGAAAGCATTTTAAATTATTTAAAGGTGCTGAGAAAGTCTTTTATAATATTAATAGCATAGTAGGTTATGATACATGTGTTATTGTTGAAGGTGAAATGGATGCGTTAGCGTTTCATGAAGCTGGTATTAAAAATGTAGTGTCTGTTCCTAATGGAGCTACACTTAATCATAACAATTTAGATTATCTTGATAACTGTATAGATTATTTTACAGACAAAGAAAAAATAATATTAGCCGTTGATCAAGATGAAGCGGGCGTAGCATTACAAGCAGAACTAATTAGAAGGCTAGGAGCTGAAGTATGTTACTTAGTAAACTTTACAGATTGTAAAGATGCTAACGATTATTTAATCAAGTATGGCAAAGAAGATTTAGCTGAAACAATTACAGATTGTAGGCCAGTGCCACTTGAAAATGTAACAACTTTTAAAGATATAGAACATGAAGTTACAGACTTTGTACAAAATGGGTTTAAGAAAGGTTATCAAATTGGCATACCTAATTTTGATAATATTTTCAGTACTTATACTGGCCAGTTTATCACTGTTACTGGGATTCCTAGTAGCGGAAAGTCAGATTTCGTTGATCAGATGGTAGTTGGTTATAATAATAACTATCAATGGAAAACGGCATTTGCATCACCTGAGAATGCACCTACATATTTGCATGCTCATAAGTTGATGAGAAAAGTTTGGCAAGACATGCCAAGATCATCAGATATTGGTACAGCCAAATGGAAAGAAGTAGCTGAACACGTCAATGATAATTTTTATTTCATTGATATGGAAAGATATACACTTGAATCTGTATTGCGTAAAGGTGCTGAGCTGGTTAAACGTAAAGGTATTAAATGTTTAGTTATAGACCCATTTAATAAAATTAGAGATGTAGACTGTAAAACAGAAGATGTGAACAGATACACAATGGAATATTTAACTAAGATTGAATCGTTTGCAAAGAAGTTTGATGTATTAGTATTTATAGTAGCTCATCCAACTAAAATGTATAAAGATAGTAATGGTAAAATTGAAGAACCAACTATGTATAACATTAAAGGTGGTGGTGAATGGTACGATGCATCTTATCATGGCTTATTAGTTCATCGTGATTATCAAGAAAAAACTGTTAAAGCAAAAGTTCTAAAAGTTAAGTTTCAAAATCTTGGTGAGAATGGAGCTGAAGCTCATTTTAAATGGGAACCTAGATCAGGTTGTTTTATTCCACACGAAGTTCAAAGCTTAGAAGATGAACCAATGCCCTGGGATTAATGAAAAGTTTATATAAAAAAAGAAAACCTAATTTTTTACCAAAGTACTTGCCTACAAGCGAAGAACAAGAGTGGAAATTATTTTGTACAAGAAACAATATAAGAATATCACCTTGGGGCACAAATGAAAATGGTAAATGGAAAATATGTATAAACTTAGGCCCATATAAAAAAGGAGAGAAATGTAACTTTGCACCGTCTGTTTATGACAAACATACATTATGGTCAGAGTATTATAAAATGTGTAAATATTATTATGATAAATATAGAAAATGAATACAGAGCTTTACTAGCAAACTTATTGCAGTCAGCACCAACTAAAAAAGATAGAACAGGTGTAGGCACGAAGTCTTTGTTTGGCAGACAAATTGTACACGATATGGCATTAGGCTTTCCATTATTAGTTGGAAAGAGAATGTATTTTAATCATGCTATAAGTGAATTGCTATGGATTATGAATGGAAGAACCGATCTAGGTTATCTACATGAGAATGGCGTACACTATTGGGATGATGATTATAAAAGATCTGGCAGACAAGATGGCAAGCTTGGCCCTGTGTATGGCGCACAATGGCGTGACTTCAATGGTTACGATCAACTTATGAATTTGATTTATAATATCATGGTTGACCCAGCATCTAGAAGACATATACTAAGCGCGTGGAGACCAGACAAATTAAAAAATATGGTTTTACCTCCATGCCATTATGCTATACAAGTCAATATCAATGATGATAAAATGGACTTAATGTGGATTCAAAGATCTGCAGATGTATTTTTAGGATTGCCATATGATATTGCAATGTACGGTATATTACTTGAATTACTTTGTGTTAATACAGTATACAAGCCGGGTAAGTTGATAGGTCAGCTTGGTGATTGTCATTTATATTTAAATCATATAGATGCTGCTGAAACGTATATTTACAGAAATCCTAGTAATATAGAGTTGCCAAAATTAAAAATACACGGCGATGGTATTATATTTAAAGGAGGACACAGAAGTAATCCTGGGTTACAAATACCTAAGAAAAAACAATTTGAATTAATTAACTATAACCCCATGCCTGCTATCAAGGCAAAATTAAACGTTGGAAAATAATGACAGAAACATACTATTTATATCACATTCCGGGTAAAAAAATCGGAGTTACGCGTGATCTTAATAAAAGGGTTACGCAAGTGCAGGGCTATCAGCCTGGAGAATATGAGGTTCTAGAATCGTCTTCAGATATTAATTATATATCAGAAAAGGAAATAGAACTTCAAAAGTCTTACGGCTATAGAAAAGATCACAAACTATATAAAAATTTATTTAAAATGAAATTAAACGTAACCGAACAAACTACAACATTTCCTGTGCCATTAATGAAATTAAAGGGCAGACTACACGATCAGATTGGTTTAAACTGGAATATAGAATTTGGGAAAATTAGAATGACCACAGAGTTAGCCGATTGGATTGCAACTAATGCTCATGTATCAATGTATAATAGCGATAGAAGTTATGTATATAATAAAGCTTTATGGGAAGCATTTAATAAAATGAATAGCTTTGAAAGCTTAGTTGATCAAGTTGAAACAAGAACATGGACGTTCGACAATATAAGGGATTGGGCTAAACAAAGAGGTTTATATAAGAAAGGCGATAGTAAAACACAATATGTTAAGCTTCAAGAAGAAGCTGGCGAGTTAGCTAAAGCTTTATTAAAGAATGATAAACCTGAAATAAAAGATGCTATTGGCGATATAGTTGTAGTGTTAACTAATTTAGCTCACTTAGAAAAACTAACTATAGAAGAATGCATTGATGCTGCCTATACAGAAATATTAAATAGGAAAGGCAAGATGATTAACGGAACATTTGTAAAAGATGAAAAGAAGGACATATAAAAGAAAAAGAGGTCCTGTAGTTTCTAAAAAAGTTACATATGACGGAATAAATTTTGCGTCAGGATTAGAAAAATATATGTACTGTGCTTTGAAAAAAGCAGGCATAAAAGCTTCATACGAAGGTGAAACTTTTGTATTATTAAATGGCTTTCACTTTGAAAATGAATGTTGGGAACGACAATCAAATAGCAAAGGGCTATTTAAAAACAGAGGCGAGAAAAGAATCTTACCTATAAAGTATACACCAGATTTTATTGGTAAAAGCTTTATAATAGAAACTAAAGGAAGACCTAACGAATCGTTTCCAATGAGATGGAAACTATTTAAAAAATTAGTAATGGAACAATTTCCTAACTATACTTTATTTAAACCACAAAATCACAAAGAATGCGACCGCGTAATAGAAATACTAAAGAGTCCAGCAAGCATTTAGCTAGACGTAAGTATAAAGAACGTAAGATCGATACATTTATTAGATGGTCAATAAAAAAACGTGGTTATTTAAAATGGTCGGACTTAGTATTTATACATGATCAATACGGAATAAAATGTTATTAAAATTAAAATTATGTCAAACAATATAGACGGCAAAGAAAATGATTGGTCAATGGCTGTAGGTTTATATCCTTGATTATTATTTGGGGTTAGAACTTACGAAGGGCCTATTTGGTCACAAGTGGTATTTTATTTACCATTTATTGATCTTGCTATAGAATGGAAAAACAAAATATGAAAGCACCCTTATTTACAGAAAGAATACCGTATAAGCCTTTTGAATACCCTGAGTATTATACAGAAGGTTGGTTAAAACAAGCTCAGGCATTTTGGTTACATACAGAAATACCTATGTCAGGTGATGTTAAAGACTGGAATGAAAAGTTAAATGATAAAGAAAAAAACTTAGTAGGCAATATACTATTAGGTTTTGCACAAACAGAATGTGCAGTGTCTGATTACTGGACACAAAAAGTCGTATCATGGTTTCCTAAACATGAGATACAGCAAATGGCTATGATGTTCGGCTCACAAGAAACAATACACGCTGTAGCTTATAGTTATTTAAATGAAACACTTGGACTCGAAGACTACGAAGCTTTTCTTCATGAACCAGCTACGGCTGCTCGTTTTGATAACCTTGTTGCATATGATGGCAACGATCCCGTTGGTATCGGAAAGTCACTGGCTACTTTTTCAGCTTTCGCAGAAGGAGTTTCTTTATACTCTGCTTTTGCCGTTCTTTATAGCTTTCAGCTACGTAATTTACTTAAAGGTATAGGACAACAAATGAAATGGTCTGTAAGAGACGAATCATTACATAGTAAGATGGGTTGTCAATTATTTAGACATATGTGTTCTCAAATACCTGGCTTAAAAGCTGAATGTGAGCCACACATATATGAAGCTGCATTAACAATGCACAATGCTGAAATGACTTACATTAGTAAGATATTTGAAATGGGTGATATAGAGGGTATAAGGGAATATGATCTTAAGCATTTTATTAAGAAAAGAGTTGGCGATAAGTTAGCTGAGCTAGGTTACACATCAAAAAAATATAAACAATGGGATTTTACTTTTTATGACCAAAAATCAATTGACAAAATGGCTTGGTTCGATCATCTTACTGGGGGTCACACTCACACTGATTTCTTTGCTGTTAGACCGACTGACTATAGTAAAGCAAATGAAGGCGAAGATTTCCAGGATATATGGTAAGCTATAAGTTAAAAAAATTTCTTGTTGAAAGAAGAAGGCAGTTAGGCCCATTAGAAAGAATGGCTACTCGTATTGGATATATGGGCGCCGGCTTTTTAGTTGCTGCTCAATGGACATTAGAACCTCGCTTATATATAATAGGCTTTATTTGTGTAATGATACAGACTGGATCAAGAAAACAATGGAATTTAGTAGCATTAAACCTTAATGGTTTATTTGCTTGGGTAAAACATTTAATAAGTTAATATGTGGAATAAAGATTGGAAAAAAGGTATAGACTATCCTTCGTGGGGTGACACAGATGTGTATAAAAAAACAATAGCTGGTGGTTATTTAATTAATGATGAATCGCCGCGTGATGCTTATATGCGTGTTTGTACAACTGTAGCGAAGCGTTTAAATCGCCCAGAACTAATTGAAACTTTCTTTCAATATATATGGAAGGGTTGGTTGTGTTTGGCTTCTCCTGTGCTATCTAATGCAGGCACAGATCGAGGATTGCCTATATCATGCTTTGGAATTGATGTTGCTGACAGCATTTATGACATTGGTATGAAAAATTTAGAAATGATGTTACTCGCAAAGCACGGCGGTGGAGTAGGAATCGGACTTAATATGATTAGACCCGCCGGTGCAAACATAACAGGAAATGGAACATCTGATGGAACTGTGCCTTTTTGTAAAATCTACGATAGCACTATACTCGCAACGAACCAAGGATCTGTCCGAAGAGGAGCTGCAAGCGTTAATATTAATATTGACCACCCCGATTTTGAAGAGTGGTTGGAAATACGAGAACCTAAAGGAGACGTTAATCGTCAATCGCTCAACCTACACCAGTGCGCTGTGGTCGGCGACAAGTTCATGCGAAGACTTGATAACGGAGATCAAACAGCGAGGAGGTTATGGGGCAAGCTATTACAAAAACGTAAAGCAACTGGAGAACCTTACATTTTATTTAAGGGAAATACAAACAAAAATAACCCAGATGCTTATAAAAAACACGGACTAAAAGTACATATGACAAATATATGTAGTGAAATTACACTGCATACTGATGAGTCACATTCTTTTGTTTGTTGTTTATCATCATTAAATTTAGCCAAATATGATGAATGGAAAGGAACCAATTTAATATATGACGCCACTTGGTTTCTTGACGGCGTGTTAGAAGAATTTATACAAAAGTCAAAAGGTAAAGTTGGCTTCCACAATTCTGTTAGGTCTGCTGAAAAAGGTAGAGCATTAGGATTGGGTGTGCTTGGCTGGCATACATATTTACAGGAAAAAGGTTTACCATTTGAAGGATTATTAGCAACATATGAAACAAGAAAAATATTTTCACAAATTAAAATCGAGTCTGAACGAGCTTCACGAGCTATGGCTGAAATTTTTGGAGAACCTCTTTGGTGTGTCGGTACTGGTTTACGTAATACCCACTTACGCGCTATTGCTCCTACTGTCAGTAACTCTAAGCTTAGTGGAAACGTTAGCCCAGGTATTGAACCGTGGGCAGCTAATGTATTCACAGAGCAAAGTGCAAAAGGTACTTTCATCCGTAAAAACCCGACTCTTAAAAAAATCTTAAGGAAGCATAAAATAGATAATGAAATTATATGGAATCAAATACTAAAAGACGGAGGATCTATACAAGGTTTAAAACAATTAGACAGCATTATACATGGGCCTCACGGCATACCTGTCAAAGAAGTTTTCAAAACTTTCAAAGAAATTAATCAATTAGAATTGGTTAATCAAGCTGGTATACGTCAACAATATATTGACCAATCAGTTAGTTTAAACTTAGCTTTTCCAAGCGAGGCTACACCTAAATGGCTTAACAAAGTACATATGGCTGCGTGGAAAAAAGGCATTAAAACATTATATTATATGAGAACCGAATCTGTATTGAGAGGCGATATTGCTGATCAAGCTATGGATGAAAACTGTTTAGCGTGCGATGGATAAAATAACAATAGAACAAATACTAGAACCTGTAGGCGTTGCAAACTTTTTTAAAAACTATTGGGGCAAGAAACATTTAATTATTAGAAGGAATAAATTTAAAAACCTATTTGGTTGGAATGACTTTAGTAATTACCTGAATAGATACCCTCATTTAAAAGGTTTGCAAATTATTGATTACCGTAAACAAGGTGATGGCCGATGGTGTTTAGATAAAGTAAGAAAAGGTAAATTAAAATTACCTTTACTGAGTAAGCAAAAAATGTATAAACAATGGACTGATGGTAAAACATTTGTTATACCGTTTGTTGAGTATGAAAAGAAAGCATTAGTTGATATATGTTTTGAATTTGAAAAATACTTTGGCACGGGACAAGCTAATATATATGCTTCACCTAAAGCTAATTCGAAATCATTTCCTGCACATGCAGACCAAACTGAAAACTTCTTATTCCATACTGAAGGTAAAACTAAGTGGACAATATACAAAGAGTTTACGCCTGATAAGCCAGATGAAATAGCTGAAGAGTTTGTTTTAGAACCTGGCGATTTGCTATACATACCACAATACCAATATCACAAAGTTGATACAATAGGGCCAAGAATATTGATTAGTATACACTTTAAAAACAAGCCTAATCAATCTATAGAAAAATTTAAAGTAACATCAAATAAACAAAATGGCAGACCAGAGTGGATTGCTTGGCAACCTAAACAAAAACAAAAATCACAAAGTCAAGCTAGACTTATGAATAAAAGAAACTGGTCAAAACCTTATTTTAATAAATTATGAAAGCAGGAAAAATTTGGGGTAAAACTGAGATGGTGCACAAAAATGGTGTATTAGAGTTTCACAGAATAGAATATAATAAAGGATTTAAATGTTCAGAACATGAACATAAATATAAGTGGAATGGGTTTTTTGTTGAATCTGGTAAAATGCTTATCAGAGTTTGGCAAGAAGATCAAGGCCTTGTGGACGAAACAATACTTGAAGCTGGAGATTTTACTATGGTTAAACCCGGTAAGTTTCATCAGTTTGAAGGTTTAGAAGATGGTGTAGCATTTGAATTGTACTGGGCTGAATTTAATCACGACGATATAAACAGAAAAACATCAGGTAAAAAAATATAAAATGAGAATATTTATAGGACACGACTCAAGATTTACAGATGCAACAAAAGTTTGCGAAAGATCTATAAAAAATTACTGGCCAGAAGCGGATATAACGTGGCTAAACAAATCTAAATTAAAAGAAGCTGGTATATATGGCAGAGAAGATGTGCCAGGTGAATCAACAGAATTTTCTTTCACAAGATTTTATGTACCGTTACTTTGTAATTATGAAGGAATGGCATTGTTTTGTGATAATGATTTTTTATGGAAATGTGATCCAAGACAGTTAAGAAAGTACTTAAATGCTGATCAACCAATGGCGGTTGTAAAACATGAAGATTATGAAGCTGAAAGCAATAAAATGAATGGTATTGAAAACAAATCATACCCAAAAAAGAATTGGTCTAGCTTAATGCTATTTAGATGTAAACAATTTAAAAATAAATTATCAAAAGAATATATAGATAATGCAACACCAAAACAACTGCATGAATTTTATTTTATTAATGATAATAACATAATTGACTTACCTAAAGAATTTAATTGTTTAGTTGGTCACTATGATTTAAAAGGCGCTAAAGCATTACATTATACAAACGGCGGACCTTGGTTTGATGACTATAGGGATGCACAAGCTTCTGAAGAATGGTGGAGAGTATACAACAGTTTGTAAAAAATAAACGTATTATATTTGTCGGTAACTCTGTAGAGATTATGAATCATAAACTCGCAAAGTTTATCGATGAATATGATATTGTTGTAAGGTTTGGTAGAGCTATTGAAGCTAATGATTTACAAGAAGAATCATTAGGCACTAAATGTGATATATGGGTTACTGGACAATTTAGATCGCCATCATATACTACTGTTAAAAATAAATTTATTAACGGTAAATTTAAAAATACTAAAGTATTATTAAATAGATGCCGTGGTAATTTAAAATTAAAAGACTGGGTATTAGAAAATAGATTACCAAAAGACTTTCCAGAATATACCGAAATGTATTCTGACAATGAATTAGTTAGCGTTATGAAACAGTTTGATAAAGATTTGTTAGGCGTTAACGATTATAGACCTAGTGCGGGATTTATAACTATATTATGGTTTATACAAAAAGTAAAAACCTATAAAAGTATTGATCTTATAGGTTTTGATTTCTTCGCTAAAAGCGTTGATAAAAGACCACGTGATAAACGTGGCCAAGTAAGTAATTGCAATCCTCATAGTTGGCACTTACCAGTGTATGTGTTAAACAGACCAGCTCATGATAAAGATATGGAACAACAATATATGTGCTCTCTTAAAAGAAGAGGTATTATAAATTGGCATATGCTCAGTAATTTGAGTGTAGGTGAAGTACCTTATACTGGCTGGATGAATGGATTAAAGATTATGAAAACAGCTCCTCGATATTCTAAAATATCAAAAATTTTGCCACAACCTCGGCAATAATTTCAATTATAAATATTATTACAATAGGTAATAAATATTCCCACCAATCATACTTTCCGTTATTATTAAAATCAAAAAAGTTCATTACCTTTTTCCTTTCATTAAAACTTCTCCTGATGGTCTCCCGTCTCCAGGATCTTCTCTAGGCACAATTTTATTTGAACCTTTATCGTTATTATTGCTTCCTCTATTTGAGGAACTGTAACTATAATCATAATAGTATGTTCTACCACCGTGATACCACCCGTAGCTTGGCGTTGTATTATAGTTTATTATTCTATAATTAACAGGCCTTATAACATCAATAGGTATAGTTAATGTGTCACCTTGCTGAGTTACAGCTAAGACATGTGTAATTTGTAATTTAGGTTTTTTCTGTATTGAGCAACTAGTGACAAGTACAGCTACCGCAAAAAGGACAATTTTCCATAGTTTCATATTATAGTTTAATTTTTAAATCTCCACCGGAAGTTTTGTATAACTGACCAGCTAATAATCCAGCAGTACCCGCAGCGGTATCGTCTGCGTGAGTTGGAATACCACTTAATGCAACACCTAATGAATTAATTGTTATATAAACCGCACCGTGTCTTTGTATTCTTACCGCAGATAATGCTTTATTGTATTCAAATATACCGCCATTAATCTGTCCATCTTTTCCAACAACTACACTCGAACTTCCACTTGTTCCGCTATTTGATAATACAGATATACCTGCGGAATTTCCATCAATCAATACTTTAAAATCATCTGCACTACTTATAGGTGTTACACTTAAATCTCCTATTTGTGCAGATGCAGTTGCAGTTCCCCATTCTAATTCAGTACCAGAGCTTGGCACTTTTAATACTTGTCCTGCAGTACCAATTGTTTTTGGTATTGTAAATGCGCCTATTGTTATTTTACCAGCAGTGACTAATGATAGTGTGCTATTACCTGGATCTAAATAATGAGTACCAGTTTGTGAATCAATAAATTTATAAGCATATAAATCACCAACACCAGATACTTCTTTATTAGAAGCATTTATAGCAATACCACCAATATTAGCATTACCAGCACCGATAATTTGGCCAGCAACATTTACAGATATACCCGAGTGCCCAGGATCTACGTAGTAATTATCATCTTGACTATCGAAAAATTTATGAGCATAAATATTACCAATACCAGATATTTCTTGGTTACTGTTATTTATATTTATACCATTTATAGTATTTGTATTGTTAGCAACTATAGTTCCTGTTGCTGCTATACTTCCAACATTTAAATTACCAGTAGTTGTTATAGCGCTTGAGCCTGCATCTATTGCACTAACGGTTAGTTTACCATCTTTATCAATGCTAGCAACTTGTGAACTACCTGAAAAGAATTTAATATTACGAGTAACATCTTCATTAAATGTTGCACTTGAATCTAAAATTGTAAGATAAGCACTGTTAGAATACGATATTGACGTATTCATTTGCACTTTAAGCTGAGTTGCGCCAACAGGCGGCTCATCTAAAACAGTACCTAAAACATTATTACTAGCATCCATCCAGCCAACAATTGATGAAATTGTAGCACTAGATATATTTTGATAATTACTTCCGCCACCTAATCCATGAACAACTTTTCCAACAGCAATTTGATTAAATATACTTACAGGCAAAGATTGGTTATCAAGATCGTATTGGTTTCTATTAAAATAAATTGTTGTACCACCATCGTTTCCGCCACGTGTTCTAAATATTTCTACACCTCTATCATAGTTTCCGTCATTATCAACATCAGCTTTTAATATTAAATCACCATATGAAGTTATTTCTGCATTTGTTTCTGCATTTGCATCACCCAATTGTATGCTACCTTTTACTTTTAATGATATACTAGCTGAAGGATCTAAGAAATAAGTACTATCTTGACTATCAAATATTTTTTGAGTATATATATTTGTAACACCAGAAATTTCACTTAATGTACCATCTAACCATATACTGCCAGCTTTAATTGAGCCTTCTGCATGTATATCTTTCCATTTTTTTGCTGCAGTACCTAATGTGTATGTGTTTGTTGCATCTGGTATTATATTAGAAATAACATCAGCTGCAAATGATATTGTATCAGTATCTGCATCTCCTACTGTTATATTGCCTGCAATAGTAACGTTTCCGCCGATCGTTGCGTTTCCTGTTGTTGTTAATGTTGTAAATGAACCAGCGTGAGTACCATTAAGTATAAAATCTTTTACGCCACCTACAGTGTAGTTTCTAGTAACAAAGTTTTTATCTTGTCCACCGTCTGATCCGATTAATTTGTCACCTGCGGTTATTACACCGTCGGCTGCGACTGTATGAATTCGTGGCATATCTATATTGTTTTATATTTTGTTTTATTATTTTTGTCTTTATATGCTAACAAACATCTATTCCTATTAGCTTCTTCGTTTACATAACTTACATGAACCCAATCAGGGTTTTTATCTGTTCCAAATTCCCATATCATTTGATCAAACGATAAATTTTTCTTTATGTAATCGTACATATTTGCGTTGCTCATGTAACCATAAGTATCGTCAATATCCATTGCTTGACCATTACAATGCTGCGATTTACTTGACCCACCAATTGCTTTATTCAAATCAGGTCCACGATAGAACGAATTGATCTTTATGGGGCCATTTACGTGCACTCTAAGGGGTTCGAATACTTTTTCTGATAGTAACTCCATGTTACTTAAATGAGCTTCTGTGGGTTCATTTTTTAAACCTAGCCTCATTGCAGTATTGCTATACACACTTTCCTTATATGTAACGTGTTCGCTTATGTTTTTCATTTAATTAGTTAGATGTTGATCTTCTTCTAGGGGCGATTTTACCATCAATTACATCCTGAACATCCTGCCAACGTACTTGTAATTTCATTGATAAATCTGCTTGCCATGTTGCAACTGGTCTACCATCTTTTAATACTATTACAGCAGGCACTGATCTAATTGCTTGTTTTATACTCGGTCTTTGAGCATCAAAATCTACTTTTAAGATTTTTGCTCTTTTTAAATTATCTATATCTTTCCATTCGTTTCTTGAATTCCAATTTGAATTCATGTATAACACTGTCATTTCTTGTGAAAATGAAATAGATACAAATAATAATAAGATTAAAGTGATTAAATTTTTCATATGTTATTTTTCTTGGATTATCTTGAATAACTTTTCATCAATGTCATCAAGCTTCTCTGCGTTTTTATCTACCTTTTCATCAATATCAATTATTGTTGAACGAATTAATTCATCTTTTAAATCGAATTCTGTTCTTGATATATCCGGTTTAGGTAGCTCTTTTGCGAGTTCTATGTCAGCTTGCAGCGTGAAATAAGTTGCTGCTAAAGCAATAGCCCCGCCTACGATCATTCCGATCGTTTTTAAATCAAGTTGTACTTCTGTGTTTTCTGATATTTTGTTTGCCATAACGATTAAGTTTCTATACTATATGTAATTACTTATTTTTTTCTTCTTTTAACATTTTTTACTCTTCTTGGTTTACCAGCTGGTTGGCCTAAAGATTTTTTTTCTCTTACTTTTTTTGCTTTTTCAGACGACGACATTTCACTAGAAGTTTTAGGAGTTTTACTAGAAACTCTTTTACTTGGTCTACAATAAGGCACACCTCTGCCGTCGCCTTTTTTACGGCCACAAGCTTTTCCTGTTCTAACATCAACCCATTTTTCTTTAAACCAACGTTTAAGGGATGCTCCTTTTGCTGTTTTACGTACTGCCATTATTTTTTCTTCATAGGCGTGTGACCACAACCTTTCTTTTTAAATTTTAAATGATCAGCAAAAGTTTTTGCATCTTTGATGCTTCCGTCTTTGCAATACATTTTATGCGGTTTAAACTTTTTTTCTTCCTTCATAATTATTTTTTTGATTTATTACCCCAGTTAGCAGCACCTACTTTTCTACATTTAGCGATAGCTCCACTAGCATATGCAGAAGGAAATACTTTGTACCTTGCCTTTACTTTTTTGTAACATGCGTCTTTTGCCATAATTATTTTCGTCTTTTATTTGTTATTCTTATTTTTTTTGGTCTGTACGTTGATCTTGTAAAATTTCCAGAAGGTTTAGGCTTTGTGGACGATTTAGGTTTGTTATCTTGCATACCTAATTCCCATTCTCCCCATCCCAGTAACAATGAAACTTTTTGCCAATATTCAGCTTCATCACTCATGGCCGCTTCAATGTTTTGTGCTTTTCTTAATGCTCTATCTAACGGAAAGTTAAAAGCAGCAGAAGAAAATTGCGCACCAGCTTGTAAAGCAGGATTGTCTAAAGAAGGTTCAAACACATTCCTTTTTGTAATTCTATCTAATGAATATCCAGCACCTCTTAATTTTGTAGCTTTAGAATATAGCGGCGGAGAAATGGTTAAAGCTTTCCACGCAGCATCTTGGAAATTTGGTCTTGGCCTATCCATTCTGTCAGCTAAATCAAGCGCTATAGCTTTAACACCTACAATTGCATTACCTGTTAACCCAGACCCTCTTAATAATGAATCCATCATTCCATTAGCTACACTAGCTACTTTTTCGGTTTCTTTTTCTTTATCGTCTGAAAAAGCTAAACCAAATAATGCTTTTTGCATGGCATTAAATATAAAGTTTTGTACCATAGTATAATAAGTAATCCTAGTCATTTTTTCTGCTTTATTGCCTCTTCCAGCAATTAAATCTTGGGCATTTCTTTTTATAATTCTATTGTACTGCATTGGAGTATTAGCAAACGCTAACATAAATCTACCTAAAGTACCAGCCTGTTGTTCAGATATTCTATCTGGCCTACTTGATTGCTGTGTTTCTTCAGTTATTTTTTTAAAATCTAAAAAAGCTTTTGCTTCAGCTTCTTTTTCGGATAATCCTTCTTTCTTATATCTATTTAATCTATTTCTGTACATAGTGGATCCTCCACTTGCTATAGCAAAACTATCAGCTATTCTAGTGAAAACAAATCCTTTATTAAGCATTAAAGCTATAACGCCTTGAACCCCACCTTTTTCTTGAGCTAATGCTAATTCGCTTTCATTTACATTAATTTTATTACCTCCTCTTCTGTTTTGTAGATAATCAGAATTAAAAATAGTTTTAAAAT